GGGCGAGGCCGAGTCCGTCAAGCTGCGTCCGCTCCCGCCCCGGGCCGAGCGGCCGACCGTCGACCCCGGGCGTTGGGACTCTGGCCCGGCGGGGCGCGACTGATGCGCATCGCTGCCCTGTTGCTGACCGCGCTGGCCGTCGTTGCTGCGCGCGACGCCCGAGCCCAGGGGACGGGCGAGTGGGTCCGCGCGGACGGATCCGCGGTCTACATGCCGTGCCCGAACGCGCGGGAGTACGGCGCGCGCACGCGCATCCCGGCCAGTTGTCGCGTCGCCCACCCGGGCATCCTCTACACTGTGCAGCGCGACGCCCGCGCCGAGGCGGACGCGGCGGAGCTCGCCGCCGCCATCGACGAGACCCGCGAGCTGCGGCTGACGGTCGAGAACGACCGGGCGGTCGTCGAGATGCTGCAGCGGAGCGTCGAGGGCCTGGCCGCAGAGCACGAGACAATCGCCGCTCAACTCGAGGCGTGCGAGCGCCGGGCTGCGCAGCTCGACGCCGACCGTCGAGCGGCCGAGGCGCGGGAGCGGTCCTTTAAGTGGGGCGACGCCGCGATCGGCGCAGGCGTCGGCGGCCTGCTCGGGGCCGCTCTGGTGTTCGTGCTGGTGACTCGATGACCGTCCACGATCTCGTCCAGCGCCTCTGGTGGTACGAAGCAACCGTGCCGGTGCTGCCGGTGTGTGCCGTGAGGTTTTCCCGTGTCTGATGCCGAGCAGCTGGGAGCGCTGATCGTCCAGAAGGTCGACGAGCTCGCGACCGAGGTGGCGAAGCTGCGCGACGAGCTGAGCCATATCAAGGTCGAGTTGGCGCGCAAAGACGGTCTCGCCGAGCGGGTCGACAAGCTCGCCGCGCGGGCCGACCGTCACGAGATTGAGGTGGCCGCCCTCAAGTTGACCGTGGCCCGCTGGTCTGGCATCGCGGTTACCCTCGCGACTGCGGCCTCGGCTATCAGCAAGTATCTCCTGCCGTGAGTGAGGGTGCGAGCCGCGCGGGCCAGTGGGCCGCCATCGCTGCGGCGATCGGCACGGGCGTCGCTGCCCTGGTACAGTCGATGGGCGCAATGCCCGAGCGGCGAACGCGCCCGGCCATCGTCGAGACACGCCGCGCCGTCGCAGACCACGCCGCGCGGATTGCGGTGCTCGAGGTGCGCATCGAGTATCTGGAGAGGGCGCGATTCGGCGGCCCCGCGGAGCCGCCGAGGTCGGCGCTGGTCGACGTCAAGCGGCGAGCTCGGGCGGGGGCGCTGGCGGACATCCCAAGCGTGGACCAGGTCGAGCCGCAGAACTAGTGCTCGTCCCTGTTTTCGTCGGTCGCCGTCAGCCGCACGTCCGGCAGGCTGTCCGCTCCCTGCTCCAGCCGGCCGGTGAGTCTCGCGTGGTGCAACCGCAGGTCCACGGTTTTGCATGCGACGCCGAGAAGCCGTGCCTCCGCGTGCGCTTGATCTACGTCGACGTCGCCTCCGACAAGCCGCGCGTGCGCGGCGTGGATCTCCGCCATCATGTCACTGATCGTTTTCCACATTGCTCGTCGTCCTCCTGTTGTTGATGCTGCTGCGCAGCCGGGCGAGCGCACACGCGACACCCTCGAGTTCGGGCGACCGACCTCGATGCCGATGGTCGGCGACCGCCTGCTGACACGTCGCCGAGCAGTACATCGCGGGCACATGCGTCGAGGGCTGAAACGTCTCGCCGCACGGGCACGTGACCGGGCGGGGCGGCGGCACGGGCATGTGCAGCTTCTTGCGAGCTCGAGTTGCTGCGCTCGCGACCACCCCGGCCATTCGGGCGACCTCCGCGTCGGGCAGCGCGCCCAGCGGGTAATCGTCCCACCGCACCCAGGACCAGAGGCCTTGCGTGCGCGGCTTGGCGACGCGCGGCTTCGCGGGGATGCCGCGCACCCTGCGCGCCCTCGCGACGGCGGGCTCGCTCATGCCGGTTCGTCGCGCGATTTCCGCGTCGGACTCGATCCCAAGCGGCTCCTCGTCCCAATCGTGCGGCGGGTGGGCGCGCGGAATTCCTCGGCGTTGCCTTGCCTGCATGACGGCGTGTCGCGTCACGCCGAGCCGTCGAGCGATCTTCGTGTCCGTCTCGACTCCGAGAGGCTGCACGTCCCAATTGATGCCCGCGGGTCTCACGACGACGGCGCCGCTTCCAGCGCAGCGACAAGCGCCCCAGCCGGGTGTAGCTCAGTCGATTCCACGGGGCCTCTCCGGCTCGGTGGCCCGCCGACGGTCGCGCGCGGACTCGCCGCGCAGCATATGCCGGACGACGGCAATGGGCGCCTCGACGGGCAGCCGCTGTCCGGTGCTGAAATGCACCACCACCGAGGACGCGCCGACCGCCTCGACGGCGACCACGCGGTCAGCGCGGACTAGCGCGCCGGGGAGGTCGACCCACTCGGGCTGTTGCTTACTCATGCTGGGCTCCCCTCGCCGCCGTAGCCGTCGCCGTCCGTCACCGCCCCAGCCTCCGCATGATGTTGGCGTTGCCGCCGGACCGCTCGGGTGCGCGACGGGTGCCGGTCGACTCGGTCGGCGTCAACTCGTCCACCGTGTAGATCCCGGCGAGGACGTCGGGGTACACCGCGCGCGCCAACGACGCCGAGCACCGCGCGCGCAGCATCGCGGCCGGGTGCGACTTCCAGTTACCCTTTCCGACCAGGCCCGCGGTCCGCGCCTGCTCGATCGTGTAGCTCATGCGCGTCGGCTCCGGGTCCTCGGTCCGCTGCGTCTCGTAGACCGCGACCGTGTCGGTGCTCTCGACGAGCCGGAAGTAGCGGCAGGCCGGCGAGGACTTCGCCGCCGCGGTCATCATCTCCGCCGACAGCGTCGGGCGCCCCTCGATGACGTGGATGGACCGCAGCGACTGCATCGGGGCGATCCCCATCTCCGCGCCGGTCAGGATCGCCATCAGGATGTTGGGCGGGTTGCCGGCGAAGGCCCGCGGCACCAACTGGCTGTTGCTGAGGATGTCCGCGAAGCGCATCGCCTCGTCGAGCGACATCGTGGTCCCCCGCATCACCGGCTCGACGCGGGCCGGCATCACCTCGCGGTCCTCCGCCGGCAAAGCATCGACGACCTCGCCGAGTTCCGCCTGCACCATCTCGCCGCTCTGCGGCGCGTCCTCGTGGTTCTCGTTGCTCATCACTTCTCCCGCTTGACCGTGACGCGCAGCGTGCGCGCCGCCTGGCCGATGTACCGGCACGCCTCGTAGGCTTCCGGGTATTCCTGCTCCAGTTGCTCCAGGTCGACCCGCTCGGGCGGCGACCCGTCCTTCCAGGTGACCTTGACGCCGCCCCCGGTGGACTCCTCGGCGTCGCCCATCAGCGCGCGCAGCTCGTTGGCCGCCTGCTTCACCCGCGCGTCGATGCGCTTCGACTCGTCGCGGAGCTCGTCGTATCGCCGCGCCGCCGCGGCGAGTTCGTCGTCCATCGGACGAACGCCCACCGGGGCACCTGCGGCGACGGTGAGCGCCTGCGTGCACGCCTGCGACGACTCGACGGGCGGCGGCTCTCCACCCACGACGTGCTTCTGCCACCACTCGCCCGCGAACTCGAGCAGGCGGTCGGAGAGCTCCGGGTCTCGGTCCATCGTGTACTCGCGGATTGACGTCCCGCGGTAAAGCACCACCAGCACGCCGCGCGGCAGGCCGGTGACCGCGAGCCCCCAGGCCAGCTGGACCTGGTACGCCTCGGGCACGTTGCCCTCGCCGCACGTCGAGCCGGTCGGCCCCCAGTCCTCGCCGTAGCCGGCGGTCACCTTGCCCTCGTAGAGCATGCGCGGGTCGATGGCGCCGAGCTGCCCGCTGCCGTCGTGCTCAAAGCCGTCCGGCGAGACGAACGCCCAGGGGTGATCGTCGTGCCGCGCAATGACGTTGTCCATCCGGCGCAGGTACGTCTCGTTTCGGCGCTCCCACTCCATGGCGACCCACGCTTCGAGTCCGCTCCCGAGGTCCATCGCCTCGTTGCGCTTCTCGGGCAGCGCCAGACCGCGCTTGGACGCCCACACGGACCAAGGCGTCGCCCACTTGGACGCGCCGAGAATCCCCGCGACATCGGTCCCGCCGAGTCCGCGCTTGCGGGCCTCGAGCCATTCGCCGCGGGTGTTGTATCGTTCGAGAATCACACGGTCCCCCGATCGTCCTCGATGCGCTCCGCCTGCGCGTCCATCAGCCCGGCCCAGAAGCCCGCCTCGTGGTCGCGGCTGCCCATGTCCGCGTCGTCCGGGTCGCGGCCGTAGTGGGCGAAGCCCGACTCCCAGCCGGCGTCGAACGCCTGTCGGTCGGTGTAGTGGCACACCTCGCCGCTCTGCATCGTGTAGTGCACTGGTCCTCTCCCGTCTGTGTCTCGTCTACTGGTCCGGCACCAGGTCAGCCGGTCGTGGTGCTCGCCAGTTGTCTCCCGCACTGATTACACGTCGTCGACTGCTGGTGTGGCACCAGCTCCCGCAGGTCGACGCCGTAGACCTCGGCCATCCGGCCGAGCGTGCGAATATCGTGCACACCGTCGCGCTCCCAGCGCGCTATGGTCTGCTGCCACGTCTCCAGGGCCTTCGCTGCCTGCGCTTGCGTCAAGTCAGCGTCGCGGCGAGCCCGCCTCAAGATTGCTCCGTTCATGTGCTCACCGTAGCACATCCCCGATGGGATGCAACGTAAAAAACAACGTTGCGGTTGTCCGGCAGTGGCGTTACGGTGAGCGGGCACATCGGGAGACGAACCCACGATGACCACGAGACGACGACGCGCCGACCTGCTGCGGCAGCTGGCCGGCAAGAGCGGCGAAGACGTCCGCCGGATGCTACTCGAGCAGGCGAAGCGAGACGCGGAGCGACGGACCGAGCAAGACCGAGACGCCGAGGCGCCCGAGTGACCGACACGTCAAGCGGTCCGGCGTGGTCCTGGTGGGTGCGCGACGAGTGCATCGGCCTCTCGCCGTCCGCGAGGCTGTTGCTTTACGCGCTGGCGTCGCGAGTTGGCGCAGACGGGCGCGCGTTCCCCAGCCTCTTGACGATGGCGGCGGACACCGGACTGCACCGGTCCACGATCGTGCGAGCGGTCGCCGAACTGGAGGGCGCCGGGGCGGTCCGCGTCGAGCGCGTCACCGGAAGTCGATCCAGGTACACGCTAACCCGCGAACCCGTCGCACCACGCGACCGGTCGCACAGTGGAACCGGTCGCACCACGCGACGGGGGGGGTCGCACAGTGCGACGGGGGGGGTCGCACAGTGCGACCCAAAGAGAACAATGAAGAGAACAAGGAAGAACCCAGTCCCGCGCGCGCACGCGCGAGAGGGCGCCGAGGTCGTCCCGCTCCAACCGTTGATCGCCCAGGATCCGCCGGACGGTCTGCGACTGCTCGGCGAGCTCTCGAAGGTGCTCACGAAGCGGCGACCGTGGACGTACAACGAGGAAACCAACGCCGCGCAGCTGCTGTCGCAGTACGGGCTCGACGCCTGCCTCGAGGTGGTCAAGACGATGGACGCGGCCGACTCGCCTGTCGCGATGTTGCGGCGTAGGCTGGAGAAGCGAGGCAACGGGCGTCCGGGCGGGAAGTCGCCGAGCGACATGACGGACGCCGAGTTTCAGCAGTGGATGCGGGAGACACGACAGTGAGCGCAGAACGATTCCTCGTGGCGTCCATCCTGGCCGCCCCGGCGACGATCCACAGCGTCCGCGGGCGCGTGCCGGTCGAGGCCATCTCCACGCCGAGCCTGCGGCACGTCTACGCCGCGGCGGTCGAGCTCGCCGAGGACGGCCAGGTCCCGAGCGTCGCCGCGCTGGTCAGCGTGAAGGGGTTCGACAACGGGCGCCTCGTCGAGATCGCGATGGCGGCGGACGACGGGCGCGACGCGACTCAACTTGCGGAGCTCGTAGCGGGCGCGCACCTCGGCCGACGACTCCAGGCCATCGCGGCGAACGCAGCGATCGACCTGTCGACGGTCGAGCCGCAGCGCGCAAAGGGCGTAGCCAGCGACCTCATCGCGGCGATCGTCGGCGAGCTCACCGCAGGCGGGGACGCTGGGCACATGGTCACGATGCGCGAGGCGGTCGCGACGGCCATCGGGGAGATTCGGGACGCCTTCCGCCGCCGAGACGCGGGCGAGCCGCCACGCGGGTACACCACCGGGCTCCGCAACCTCGACGACATGCTCGGAGAGGGCGGACCGCTGCCCGGCCAGTTGCTGTTCATCGGCGCCGGACCGGGAACCGGCAAGACTGCGATGGCGCTCGGCATGGTACGTGCCGCGGCTGCGCAGCGGCCGACGCAGGCGCATGTCTACCTGACCGGGGAGACATGGGCCGCGCAGCTCGCGCGGCGGCACATCGCCGCGGGGTCCGGCGTGAGGATGCAGCAGTTGCGGGCGGACAGGACCGCGACCGCCGACGAGGTCAGCGCGCGCATGCACTCGTGGATGCAGCGTGACCGCGCGGTCCCCGACAACATCCTGGTGGTGGACAAGCCGAAGCCGGGCGTCGGCGACGTGCTGGCGGCAATCTACGCTGCTCGCGCGCGGTTCGACCTCGTCGGCATGGTCGTGGTGGATCACCTGCACCTGATGCGGCACAGGAACGACGAGCACGACGAGCCCGCCATCCGGCACACCATCGAGAGCCTGCACGCCATCGCGCACCAGGAGCGGCCGGCGCTCGTCATCCCGGCGCAGCTGAACCGCTCGAGGAAGGACCACGCGGGCGTGCCGCCGATGACCACGATTCGAGGCGCGGGCGCCGTTGAGGAGTTCGCGCACCAGGTGCTGATGATGGCGACGGACGATTCGCACAGCGACGAACGCACCATCATCGCGAACATCGACAAGAACCGGGACGGAAGGATGGGACCGCTGCGGTTCCGGTTCACGGGCTCCACACAGCGGTTCCGCGAAGCGGGAGATGACTACGATGGATGAACACAAGCGGCGAGAGCTGGGCGAGCGGTTGGCGAAGGCGACGGGCGCGCTGCGGAGTGACGTAGCCGCGCTGGGGCGCCGGTGCGAGTGGGGCATGTTCACCGACCACGCGAGCGCGGAATACGTGCCCGACGTGCTCGACGGCGGCACGATGCGCGCAGCGCTGGAGTGGGCGCGGGAGGTGACGGGACGGCCCGCCCTGTTCGTTGGTGTGGTGCTCGGCCAGTGGCGCGCACTCGACGGTGATCAGGATGCGCCCGGCGTGTCGGACGTGCTCAGCGACGGACACCCCACCGAGGCGGAAGCCCACGTCGCGCTCGCCGAGTGGGCCGCGGAGAACCGCGAGTGAGCGCCACGGACACGGCGGCTAACGCATCGGCGCGGGCCGAGGCGCGAGAGGGCGATGCCGACACCGGCCTGGTGCTGACCACGCGGGCGGTCGCGGACCTGTGGTGCCTGCGGGCGGCGGCGCTCTCGCCGGGCGACGCGGGAGCAGTGGCGCGAGCGAAGCTGCTGAACCTGTGCGAGATGGTCGGGAGCGTCTGCGCGCCCCACCGGGTCATGGGCAGCGGCGAGGCGTACGGCTGGGACTCCGCAGTGCGAGAGGCGCGGCGAGCGGAAGAGGCGGAGCGGCGAGCGGAAGAGGCGGAGCGGCGGGCCGAGAGCGCCCGCGGGTTCGTCGATCTGATGCTGACGGTGGACCCGGAGCTCATCGACCGCGAGTTCATCGTGGCGTCGTTGGAGCACATGCGCGCGACGTTCAAGCCGGGGGCGAAGTGATGGGGCGCTCTACGTTCGCCGCAGACGTGCTCCGCGCGACCCCGCGGTCCGGCGGGATGACCGCGTCGGAGGTCGCAGCGGAGCTCAACGCATGCAGCGTCCGCGTCGCAGCGACTCTGCGGCGACTCGTCAGGTCGGGATCCGTGCGCGCGGTACCCGCGATGGGCGGAGCTCGCTACATGCGCGTCGGCGACGATCTGCCCGACAACCCGGGAAACGTCCCAGTGCGCATCCCGGTGGCCGTGCTGGGCGTCTTGCCCGACCAGGAGGTCGCGCGGCAGTACCAGTGCAACCGGGCAACGGTCGCTCGGCGACGCCGGCAACTTGGGCGACCCATCGTTCGCGCGCCGTATGGGTCGGCGAAGTGAGCGGCTACGGCTTCACGGTCCCTGGCGACGCTGTGCCGAAGGGGCGCCCGCGCACCGCGCGCATCGGCGGCCGGACCATCACGCGGACCCCGACCCGCACGGAGAACTACGAGGCGGTCATCAAGGCGTGCGCGGCGGGGCAGGCGCCACCGTCGCCGCTCGAGGGACCGCTGCGGGTGACCATCCTCGAGGTGAGACGACGACCGCAGCGGCTCAACCGCAAGCGCGACCCGGACGACCGCATGCCCTGCGACAAGCGGCCGGACATCGACAACATCGCGAAGATCGTGCTGGACGCTCTCGACGGGTGGTGGTGGCACGACGACGGCCAGGTGTGCGAGCTGCACGCGACGAAGATGTACGCCGAGCGGGGCGGGCGGCCGAGTCTGGTGGTCCACGTTGAGCGCGTGGACGACGGCGGGTAATGTAACCAAGCGGGAGGCGAACCATGAAAGCAACAATCGAGTGCGACGGCTGCGGGCGCGAGTTCGACGCGCGCATAGGCGTGAACGCCACGGCTGCGGGTGCCCTGTGCGGCCCGTGCTGCCGGGAGTACGGGGCGCGCGGGACGCGGGCTCTGCCGATGCGTCAGGTGGCGAGTGCGGGGGCCTTCCAGTTCTCGGCCGAGGCGCGGGACGCGCGCATTGAGTTGGACGACGACGACTTCGGGCGAACGGCGTGAGGCGCGCGGCGCTTCGAGCGGTCAAGTGCGCGCTCACCGTCGCAGCGGTGCCGGCGTGGCTGGTGCTGTCCGCCGCGGCGGCGGTGCTGGTGGTGGAGTCGATGGTGCGCGCGGACGTGGAGGGATAGGCGTGGCGAAGGGCAAGCAAGCGGGGAGGTCAGCGCGCGCGCGCGGGAGAGTCCCCGAAGAGAGGGTGGACGCCGCCTGCTCGCTACTCCGCGAGGGCGTGCCGATTCGGCTGGTGTGCCAGAGGGTCGGCATCGCGAGCGACACCCTGCACCGTTGGCTGAGGCCCGAGACGGACACCGAGACCGGGCGCAAGATTCGTGAAGCGCGGGCAGACGGAATCATCGCGCTGCACCGCGAGGCGCGCGAGAGTGACGGCGGCGGCGCCCGGTGGCTGCTGACCCGGTCGGGCGTCGGCGGCCCGGACGGATACGGGGACCGCGCCGAGGTGGTGACGGTCGATGCAGGCCAAGACCACTCGGCGTTCTGGCGGGACTGGGCGAAGGCGGCCGACGAGGACGCGGCCGACGAGTGAGGCCCAACCCGCTCCAGCGCGACATCGTGCGCGCCATCAAGCGCGGGGCGCAGCTCATCGCCATCCAGGCTGGGTGGGGGTCGGGCAAGACCTCGGGCATCGCCACGGCGCTCGGCCTGGTCAACGAGATGCGCGGCGGCTGCCGGCTTGCGTGGATCATGGACCGCTACCAGCGCGCCATCGACGTCAGCATCCCGGAGTGCGAGAAGTGGCTCGAGGCGCGCGGGTGGGCGCGCGCCGAGTCCGGGTTGCGGTGGAACGCGCCAAACGGCGGATCGGTCGTGCTGCGCAACTTCTACGCCGCGGCTGGCGAGGATGGCCGCCGGCTCGAGGGGCTGAACCTCGGCGCGGCGGCCATCGACGAGTGCCAGGATCTGCCGCCCTCAGCGCTTAAGCGCATGGTGGGCCGCGTCGGTCGCGACGGCTCCGGTCCGCCGCTGCTTATCCTCGCCGGGCTGCCGGTCCCAAAGGCGTGGTGGGTGCGAGCTGCGGAGAATCACCCGCACGGCGTGGTCATCAAGGCGACGTCGCACGCCAACGCCGAGAACCTGCCACCGGAGTTCTTCGCGAACGCCCGCGCCGCCCTGACGGCTCGCGAGTACGAAGCGATGGTCGAGAACCGGCCCATGCCGCCGAAGGGGCAGGTGTACGCGATGTTCCGCGAGGAGGAGTGGCCGGCGGGCAACCTGCTGTCGGAGTTCGTGCCGACCGGCCGCGACTGCGTCGTCGCCGCCGACTTCGGGGTGGACCGGCCGGCAGCGGCACTCATCGCTTGGGACCCCGTGCGCGAGGTGGACGTCATCGTGGACGACGTGCAGCCGGACGGGGTGAGCGTCTACGAGTTCGCGGACCTGGTGGCGGCGCGGATTCGCCACCACCGGATGCGGCTGTCGCGAGTCGTCGGGGACCCCGCCGGCAACGCGAGGTCGGCCGCGCACCCGGAGAAGGCCACGCAAGCGGGCATCTTCGTGGCGCGGCTCCGCGAGCAGTTCGAGCAGGCGGTCCCGCCGATGCTCTTCACGACCGAGCGGGACCGGCGGTCCATCCCGGCCGGCGTGCTGTGCCTCGGCGCCCGGTTCGCATCGGCGGACGGCGCGCGGCGGCTGGTGGTCTGGACGCCGAGCTACGAGCGCGAGGCCGCGTCGGCGGAGGCGCGCACCCTGGCCGGGTGCATCGGCGGCTACGCCTATCCGGCCAGCGGCGGCGACATGCCGAAGAAGGACGGCCGGCACGATCACCTGATGGATGCGTTACGATACTGGGCGTGTGTACTACGCTGGGTGAGTCCCAAGCGGGCGCCATCGGCGCGGGACTTGATGCCAGCCATTGACGACCTCGACGACGACGCAGAGTGGCTCGACGCGAGGTGAGCGGGAGAGACGATGAACCGATCCACGCTTGTGTGGTTGGCCGCCGCGGCGGCGTTCGTGGCGGGCGTCGCCCTCGGCGTCGGGTGGAGCTACCACAACGTCGAGGCGATGCGGGTGGAACTGCTGGTGGCAGAGGCCGAGGCCCGGCACCACGAGACACGGGTGGAGCAGGCGCTCGCAGCGTGCGCGGAGGTGGACGGTGTCCACGCCCGGCTCGATGCGCTGGAGCGCGAGGCGGGCGCGGCGACCAGGGCGCTGGTGGCGATGCGCGAGGACTGCGTCGTCCCCGGCATGTGGCACGAGCTCGGCGTGGTCCAGTTGCCGAGGCTGCGATGAGACTGGCGTGCCTCGACGGGCGCGACGTGTGCGGCGTCCGCGAGTGCATCGACGACACGGACTGCTCGAGCGGCGTCTGCATCACCGAGGGGTCCAGGCGCGGGAGTTGCGGGCTGTGAAGTGGCGCACCACCGAAGGCGGCGAGTTCGCGACCGCCGGCCAGTTCATGCTGTTCGTCCGCGACGCGCTGTGGTCCATCGAGGTTGACGGGCCGACCGCGGACGGCGAGGTGCATCGCGTCTGCCTCGCGTCGGGGCGCGACGACGACCCGAAGCGCGCGGCGGCCGATGCGCTGCGGTCGATGCTCGACGAGGCACAATCCCTGTTGACGTAGCGCACTACGTGCGATGTAGTCCCCGCGTGCCGGTGAAATTGGCACAGCGGGAGACAACATGACCTACGAATCCTTCTTGCGGGCAAAGGCGCCCGCCCATCCAGATACAGGCATCAGCGTCGGCGCCGTGCACCACTCGCTTTTCGAGTGGCAGGCTGCGGTCGTCAAATGGGCGCTCCGCAAGGGTCGAGCGTGTCTGTTTGAGGACTGCGGCCTGGGCAAGACGCTCCAGCAGCTTGTGTGGGCGCAGAACGTGCCCGGCGACGTGCTGATTCTGACGCCGCTGGCCGTCGCGGAGCAGACCGCGGCCGAGGCGCGACGGTTTGGCATCGCGGCGGGCGTGACCAGGGACGGCTCGAAGTTCGAGCGTGGTCACATCACAATCACGAACTACGAGCGGCTGCACCGGTACGACGTGGCCGACTTCCGCGGCCTGGTGCTCGACGAGTCGTCGATCCTGAAGGCGCACGACGGCAAGACGCGCACCGCCATCATCGAAGCGGCGCAGTCGGTGCCGTTCCGGCTCGCGTGCACCGCGACCCCGGCGCCGAACGACCACATGGAGCTCGCGAACCATGCCGAGTTCGTTGGCGCGATGACTCGCAACGAGATGCTGGCCCGGTTTTTCGTGCACGACGGCGGGTCCACTCAGTCGTGGAGGCTCAAGGGCCACGCACGCGACGACTTCTGGTCATGGGTCGCGACCTGGGCTGTGATGGTGCGCACGCCTGCCGACCTCGGATACGACGCGACCGGATACGACCTGCCCGCCCTCGTGACTGAGGAGTGCCACATCGACACCGGAATTGTGCCCGAGGGTGAATTGTTTGCGGTCGCCGCGTCGTCGATGAACGACCAGCGCCGGGCGCGCAAGCGCACCATGATGGACCGGGTGCGGGCTGTCGCAGACCGCGTCAACGGCAACGCCGACCAGTGGGTGGTGTGGTGCGAGTTGAACGCCGAGGGCGACGCACTCGCAGGCGCCATCGCGGGCGCCGTTCAGGTGTCCGGCTCGGACTCTGACGAAGACAAGGCGCGCAAGCTGGCCGCGTTCCAGTCCGGCGACGCGCGGGTCATCGTCACCAAGCCGAAAATCGCGGGGTTCGGACTCAACTGGCAGCACTGCCACAGGATGGCGTTCGTGGGCCTGTCGCACTCGTGGGAGCAGTTCTACCAGGCGGTGCGGCGGTGTTGGAGGTTCGGCCAGGATCGCGAGGTCGAGGTGTTCATCGTGTCCACCGACGTGGAGGCGGCGGTTCTCCAGAACATCAAGCGCAAGCAGGACTCGGCCGACGAGATGGCGGCCGAGATGGTTTCACGGATGGGGCCGACGATGCGCGGCCAGATTGAGGGGGCGCTCGTGGTTGAGCAGAACATCGAGACGGGCGACGTCGCCGAGGGCGACGGGTGGCGCGTGACGCACGATGACTGCGTGCGGGTCGTCGGCGCGATGGAGTCGGAATCGGTGCACTATTCGGTGTTCTCGCCGCCGTTCGCATCGCTCTACACGTACACCGACGACCCTCGAGACATGGGCAACTGCTCGGACCACGACACGTTCTACGAGCACTTCGGACATCTGGTGCCCGAACTGTTCCGCGTCACCAAGCCGGGGCGGTTGCTGTCGTTCCATTGCATGGACCTGCCCACGTCGAAGGCGCGCGACGGCGTGATCGGGCTGCGCGACTTTCGCGGCGAGCTGGTGCGGCTGTTCGAGTCGCACGGGTGGATCCTCCACTCGCAGGTCACGATCTGGAAGGACCCTGTGACGGCGATGCAGCGCACCAAGGCTCTCGGGCTGCTGCACAAGCAGCTCAAGAAGGACTCGTGCATGAGCCGCCAGGGAATCCCCGACTACCTCGTGACGATGCGCAAGCCGGGCGACAACCCCGAGAGGGTTTCGCACACGAACGAGACGTTTCCCGTGCAGATGTGGCAGCGGTACGCGTCGCCGGTGTGGATGGATATCGACCCGTCGGACACGCTCCAGTTCCGCAGCGCCCGCGAGCACGACGACGAGCGCCACATCTGCCCGCTGCAGCTGGGCGTGATTCGGCGGGCGCTCAAGCTGTGGACGAACGAGGGCGACACCGTGCTGTCTCCGTTCACCGGCATCGGCAGCGAGGGCCACGTCGCGCTCGAGATGGGACGCAGGTTCGTCGGCGCCGAACTGAAGCGATCGTACTTCGACCAGGCTCGGCGCAACCTCGCCGCGGCGACCGAGCAGATGTCGTTCGCGCTGTGAAGCTCGTGGTCGTCGAGTCGCCCTGCGCGGGCGAGTGGGAGCGCAACCGCAACTACGCGAACCGCGCGCTGCGCGACTGCATCAACCGCGGCGAGGCGCCCATCGCGTCGCATGTGCTGCTGGCGTTCTCGGGCGCGCTGGACGACGCCAACCCGGATCAGCGAGCCGCGGGCATGGCCGCCGGGCTCGCGTGGATCGAGAGCGCCGACCTGCTCGCGGTCTACATGGACTGGGGCGTGTCGTCTGGGATGCAGGCGGGCATCAACGAGGCGCTCAAGGCGGGGTTGCCGGTGGAGTACCGCCGACTCGGGCGGGTGGTGTGAGGCGCCGTCGTTGATTGACCCGCCGCCCCGCGCGCCGTAGCCTAGCGAGCGTGACCACCCGCCCCGCGAGCACCCGATGACCCTCGGCGTTGTCAGCGACCCGACCGCCGAGGAGATGCGCGCGCAGCCGCAGAGCGCGCCGGAGGACCTGCTCGGGCTGCCTGGCAACGGCCCGCAGCACGGCAAGATCGACACGCAGGAGCACGTCGCGAAGCTGCGCGGCGCGCAGTGGCACCGAGTGGTCATCGAGATGCTGCGGAGCTCGCCGAGCATCGCGACGGTGTCTCGAGAACTGATGTCCTACCTGATGTCGGCGACCTGGTCTGTCGAGGGCGGCCAGGACGGCATCGCGGAGTTTTGGCGAGAGGCGCTGGGGCTCGAAGGTCGCGCGGGTCGCATGACCACGACCTTCGAGCGGGCGCTGCGCGGACTCGCCTACGCGCTCAACGGCGGCTTCGCCTACTCCGAGGAGATGTACTACCACGCGGACGGCCGGGTGTGGCTCGACCGCCTGGAGTGGCGCGACCCGCGCTCGCACTACCGGTGGATCACCGACCAGCGCGGGCAGGTTGCCGGCGTCGAGCAGTGGGTGACCGACGCGAGCGGACGCCAGTGGCAGACGGTCATCCCGGTGGACCGACTCGCGCTCGCCGTGTGGGACGGCGACGGGTACGATTACGAGGGGTTGGGTCTGCTGCGTCCGCTGTGGTCGCACTGGCGTGACCAGTCGCACGCGCTGCAGTCGATGGCGGTCGCGGTCGAGCGGCTGGCGGTCCCGGCGATCCACGCGCAGCTCGACTATGAGGCGCTGCGGTCTGCGGTCGACGCGCAGGGCGATCGGGTGTTCTCCGAGGACAACATCAAGGCGCTGGCGTCGGGCATTCAGCAGCAGATGCGCGCGCTGCGGTCCGTGAACAAGTCGGTGCTGGTCACGCCGTCGGCCAAGTTCATCGAGATCGCGCCGCTCCTCGGCGCGCAGATCGACGCCGACATGTTCGAGCGGGTCATCGCGATCCACGAGCACCGGATGACGCGGGCCTACCTTGCGCAGATTCTCGACCTTGGCGTCACGAACAGCGGGTCGCGGTCGGTCGGCGAGGTGCAGGAGCGGTCGGCGGAGCGGTTCGCGACGAACGCGCTCGAGTGGCTGCGCGACAGCCTGCGGCCGACGCTGGGCAGGCTCACCTGGTACAACTTCGGCGACGTCGCGCCCGCGGACATGCCCACGCTGGTCTTCTCGGGGATCCAGACACCGGAGTTCGTGCGGCATCTCCAGGCCCTGCCGTCGCTCGCCGCGCAGGACCTCATCGCCCGGACGCCCGAAGTGGTCCAGGCGATGCACCGCAAGCTGGGGCTCCCGGTGCCCGAGGTAGCGGACGCGCGCCCCGCGTCGCTGCTGCGCCGGCCCATCACCGCCGCGTCCGTGCTGGGCGAGTAGCCGATGCCGACCTACGAGCTGACCGAGAGCATCCGCGAGAGCCTGCGCCGCGGGCTGCGTCTTCACGAGGAAGGCAAGTCCGGCGACGGGCTAACGTCGCAGACGGTGCGCGAGGCGCGCGAGGGCATCCGCGACGGGTGGGATCTGGACAAGCTGAACCGCGCGGTTGCATGGTTCGCCCGCCACGAAGCCAGCAAGACGCCCGGCTGGGACAAGCGCGGCGACGAGTCCCCGGCGTTCGTGGCGTGGCTGCTGTGGGGCGGCGACGCGGACGGCGTCGAGCGCATCCGCGACCGCGCGCGACGCGCAGAAGGCGTTGACGAGGTGCGGTCCGGTCCGTCAACCTCTGAGGCGATGGGACCCGAAGCGCCAGTCGAGCTTGCCGCGGACGCCGCGACCCTTCGCCTCTACGGGGCGATCGGTGACTACGACAGCAGCATGGCGGCGGTCGTCGGGATGCTCGACGAGGTCGATGGGCAGGATCTGCTTGTCCGCATAGCGTCGATGGGCGGCGACGCCTTCGAGGGCATCGCCATCGCCAACGCCATCATGCAGCGCAAGGGCCGGACGGTCGCGCGCATTGAGTCGGTGGCCGCGTCTGCGGCGTCGGTGATCGCGATGGCGGCGGACCGCATCGAGATGGTCGAGGGGTCGCTGATGATGATCCACTCGGCGAACGGCATGGTGCACGGCGAGGCCGGCGATATGCGGACCGCGGCCGACGCGATCGAGCGGCTGAACGCGAGCGCCGCCGCAATCTACGCGCGACGGTCGGGCATGACCCCGGACGCGGCGCTGTACGCGATGGAGCGAACCACCTGGTACACCGCCGATGAGGCGGTCGCCGCTGGACTTGCGGACGCAGTGGTGCGGATCCCGATGGAGTCGGACGCCGCGGGCGCCGTGCTCTCGGGGTCGGTGCCGCCCAGCATCCCGTCGGCCGGATTGATCAAGATCGCAGCCTGCGCCGCAGGCATGACCGGCCCCGCGGGGCAGAATCGGAAGGAGACGACGGTGGACAAGACCACGATCACCGCCGAGGCCCACGCCAAGCTCCAGGCGCGTTTCGACGCGCAGGCGGCGCAGCTCAAGGACTCGGAGAAGCAGGTCACCACGCTGCGGGCGAAGCTCGAGGCGCTGGAGACGGAGCGGCCCCAGCTGGCCGGCAAGGTCGAGGCGCTGCAGGCGCAGCTCGACGCGATGCAGGAGAAGGATCGTCTCCGCACCCGCGACGAGCTGATCGGCGCGGCGATGAAGTCGGGCCGCATCAACGAGGGTCAGCGCGCCAAGTTCGAGGCGCTGTACGACGCTGCGCCCGAGCAGTGCGCCGACCTGCTCGCCAGCATGAAGGCGGGCGACGGGTGGCCGTCGCAGCCGCTGCCGCGCGACGCGGAGATCCAGCCGGCGCAGTTCTCGACCCAGCGCGAGTACCTGGCCGAGTTGGCGCGCCTGCAGCTGTCCGGCGAGGCGCGGGACGAGAAGCACGCGGCCGACATCATCGAGAAGAAGTACCCGGGCACCCGCGACGCGGTGCTGTCCACGACCCGGAAGGTGGGCTGACATGGGCGATCCGCAGATCATGAGCTACATCGCGGGCGAGGCGATGACCGCGCCCCGGGGCCTCCCGGTGAAGGTCAGCGCGGCTCGCACCGTCGTGCTGTGCGACAGCGGCGCGAGCGGCGAGGATTCCATCGGCGTCATCAACCAGGACACCGACGTCGCCAACGGCGGCGAGGTGAACGTCGCGGTGCTCGGCACGCCCCGGCAGTACAAGGCCGGCGCCACCATTACCGCGGGGACGCACCGCTTTTTGATGACCGAGACCGCGACCGGCCGGGTCATCCCGGCGACCAGCGGCAACGAGGCGTGCGCCTACTTCTGCGGCCTGCAGGACGCGGCGGACGGAGATCTCGTCTACGCCATCCCGATCCGCTACCAGGTCCCCTGACGGACTGACCTGACCACCGAAAGGAGCGCCCGATGGGCACCTACAACCCGATTTCCCAGCTGCTCCGGGCGCAGATCGGCCAGGTCAACAGCCTGGACCGCGTGCAGGAGCGTGTCATCGGCGCGCGGCTCTTGGCGCCCGTGCAGGTGAACGTGCCGCGCGGTCGCCGGGGCGGCTCGCTTATCATCGAGCAGGACGCCGACTACCACGGGCAGGTCGAGAACCTGGCCCGAGCGAAGGGCGCCCCGCACCGCGAGCTCCCCGAGTCGACGCCGATCACCACGACCTACACGGTCAACAACGTGCTCGGCGCCAAGCGCTCGGTGGCGGTCGAAGACCAGTTCGACGATCAGCTGTCGGCGGACGCGGGCCTGATGACCCTCGAGCAGCGCGCGCAGCTCAAGCTCGCCATCGCGTGGGAGCTGTGGCAGGAGAAGACGGTGGCGGACGCGATGTTCACCGCCGCCAACTTCACCACGACCTACGCCGCAACCGCGATCCCCAACGGCAAGGGCGTGCAGTACAACTCCGCCGGCTCCGACTTTATCTTCGACCTGGTGAAGCTCATCGAGAATCGGGAGGACGCCACCAACGGCATCTTCGCCCCGGAGGACTCCTGCGTGGTGCTCGGCCAGGGTCTCGCGCGGGCGCTGCAGACCAACGACGCCATGCGCAACCTGGTGGGCGACCTCGCGGACGGCCCCATCCGGCAGGACAGCAGCGTGATTCCGTTCTCGGCCATCGCCGAGAAGATCCGGCGCGAGACCGGCGTGCGCGAGGTCTACGTGGGCGCCGCCCGACTGCGGAGTTCCAACCTCGGCCAGTCGCTGACAACCTCCCGGCTGTGGAACACCGAGTCCTTCGGGCTCTACTCGCTCCCGTCGCCGATGGCGGGTCTGGGCAACGACGGCATGCGGGTCGAGCCGACCTGCGCGCTGCACCTCGCGGTGCCGGACCTCGACGATCCGCTGTCCTCGCGCTACAACGAGGACAACAAGTGCACCGAGTACTTCACGGACCTCTACCGGTCGGTGAAGATCATCCCCGACTCGGAGTCCGTCGCGACCTCGAGCCTGGGGATCGTCGTGACGAACTGCCTGGCGTAAGCCGGGCGAGGGGGCGGGCATGAAGCGGTACAAGTGGGAGCCCGAGGCGCGCAACGCCGGAATCGGGCACGGGCCGAACCGGTCGCTGGACGGCAAGCCCGGCGACGTGGTGGAGCTCGACCCGGCGCACGCCGAGAAGGTGAACGCCATCGTGCCGGGCGCAAACGGAAAGCCCGCGCTGATCGAGGTGAAGCCGCGCCGCAGGTCGAAGGCCAAGCCGGCCGACGACGCCCCTGAGTCGTAACGAGCAAGGTCGCTCTCCCGCGACCGCCGGCCGGGGCGTCTGCCCGCGATGACCCGGCCGGCACCTTTCTCACCAACGGAGGACCGATGCACGTCGGCGAGTGCAGACACGAGTTCCGGCTCGACGCGCTCGACGATGTCGGCGTGTCCCCGGAACTGGTGCGCATCGTCCGCGAGCGGATCCGCATTGCGGACGATGCGGCAGACCTCTTGAAGACCAACTTGACGACGGTGGTGCAGAACCTCGCGGTGCGGCTGCGCGCTGCGATGGGCGGCACCTCGGAAACGGATCGCATGCGGGCGGCCATCCTGTCGACGCGGCTCGAGAACGTCATCGACCTGCTCGACCAGGCTGGGATGAGTGAGGCGGAGGCGGAGTTCTTCCGGCCGTACAGGCGATTGGCTGACCTCGCGGACGACGGGCTCGAGGCGGCAGGCGTCCCGAACGCATCGCGGATCCTTGACGAGCCCGCGGCGCGGCTCGCGATCGACGCGACGATCGAGGACCACCTGCAGGGCTGGGAGAACGTCATCGAGCGGCCGATGGCGTCTCGCATTCTGTCGGGCATGCGGTCGGCGGCTGTCGGCGAGACGCTGGACGAGGTGGTGTCGCGCATCGTGGAGGAGGAGGACCGCCGGGTGAGTGGGGCGGTCACCGAGGCCAAGACCCGCATGGCGGAGTTCGACCGGGCGGCGCAAGAGGAGGCGGTGCTACAGGCTGAGCGCGCCGGGGCTGACCTGGTGCGCGTCTATCTCGGCCCGCTCGACGGCGTGACCCGCCCGTTCTGCCGTCCGTTGGTCGGCAAGGCGGTGACGCGGCGCCAGATCCAGGGGTTGAGCAACGGCCAGACCGCTGTGTCTCCGCTGTTCGCGGGCGGCGGGTACAACTGCCGTCACTCGTGGGTCGCGATGACCCCGGACGAGGTGCGACGCGCGGGGATCCCGCTGGCGACGCCCTCCGACATCTCGGCGGCGAACCAGGGCGGAAGGGCGAACCGATGAGCGCGGCGAACACCCAGCGGAAGGCGATCATCGGCGAGGACCACACCTTCATCTGGACGGCGCCCGGCCCGCTGACGACGACCCCGACGCTGACGCTGACCAAGCCGGACGGTACGGACATCGTGGACCTCGGTCTGCCCGTTGCGGGGCCGGCGTCGCTCTCGGCCATCGCTGCGGACCGCCGCACGCTGACCATCGGTTCGCTGTCGCCTACCAACGCCTGCACCGGGCCGACCTTCGGTGCGGTCGCGGTCATCGGCCAGGATGGCGGCTACTCCATCGCGCAGGTCGAGGCGTTCAACAGCGATACGGAGATCGTGCTGTCGCAGCCGCTGCCGCACCCGATCGACGTGGAGCTCGGCGCGACGGTCCAGTGGCTGACCTACGTGGCGACCATCGCGACGGCCGACTTGGGCTCGACTCCGCTGCGCAACATCGCATGGCGGATGGCGTTCGATCGCCGCTTCAACGGGCTCGGCGTGGAGCTAGAGACCGCGTCGCGCGGCGTGCTGCAGCTCGTTCGCGTGCCGTTCGACACCGGGCTGACGGACGCCGACGTCGCGGCGCTGGTGCCCAACGTTCTGGTGCCGGGGCGGCAGGACTCGATGGCGCCGCAGCGGGCGATGGCGCTCGCGATGGTGGAGCAGGCGGTGTCGGTCCGGCTGGACGCGGGGACCTACCCGGACCAGCTGTCGGGCCGGCAGTTCTTGACGGCGCACGCCTACATGACCGCGCACCTGCTCGAGCAGGCGAGACGGCAGGCGCCCGGCGTCGAGCCGCGGACCGACCTGCTCGAGATGGCGATGCGGCTGATCACGGACGCGCTGCAGCGCCCGGAGTGGGTGGACGTCAACGACAACGGCATCGTCGACGAGGGCGAGGTCGACGCCTCGCAGCCGACGACGACGATGGTGGCCGGCACGTTCACCTCTGCGTTCGAGGCGGACGCGGACGCGCGCGGGCTGTATCTCGACATCGACGAGAGCCGATGAGGCTCAAGGTCAAAACGCGAACGGTCGGTCCCGGTCTCCCGCTGCGCCTGTGGGGCGTGGGTGAGATGAAGGAGCTGGCGGTGGTCACGCAAGGGGCGATGGTCCGTCGCGCGTTCCGGCAGGGGCGCGACGTCAAAGACCAGCCGTTCCGCCGGTACAGCACCCGGCCGATCTACATCGGCGGCTCGACGGCGCGGCGCCTGGCCCCGAAGGGCGGTCGGCGGACTGACGGCGGCTCGACGTACTACTCGGGCGGCTACGCCGAGTACAAGCGGCTGTCACGCCAGTTCAGCGGCGAGGACGCGCCCGTGGATCTGACGCTGTCCGGCCAGCTGCGCCGCTCGGTGCGCGTCGTCCGGGTCCTGCGCTACCTCGCGGAGATCGGGCCGACCGGGTCCGCTGCCATCTACGGCGCCGGGGTCGGCAAGGCGCGGCCCTTTGTCGGCGTGTCGCCGAACGACAGCAAGGCGCTGCGGCGAGCCCTCACGCGGCTGGTGCGCAAGGCGATGAACCGGAGCCGCGCCCGATGAGCAAGGTCAGCGCCATCCGCGACCACATCATCGGCCAGATCCGCGAGGTGGTGCCGTCGTTCGATCCGGCTGCGCGCCACACATGCCTCGACGACGGGACCGGCCACACACCGACGCTCGACGACCTCGTGAGCCAGGGGCGCGACCGGTTCTTCATGCTGGAGTCCACCGGGGCGGTCGAGGACGGGATGACCGGCGTGGGCGTGATGCGGGTGCGTGAGAACCTGGTGGTGCGTTCCATCTACGCGCAGCCCGGCGAGCGCACGCGGCGCATGGCGGCCACCGACACGCTCGACCTGATGCTGCGCCTGCGCAACCCCGCGAATTGGGGCGCGGTCGGCATCGACGCCATCGTGATCACCGACGCGGACGTGGACGAATCGGAAACGGAGGGCGGGGGACTCGTCGTGTCACGCCCTCTCGCGGTACTCTACATCGAGGATTGAAAGGGGGCCGACGTGCCGGCACTTGAGACAGTTGCAGTCGCGGTCGAGTCGTCCTACGGGTCGCCCGCCGCCACCTCGCCCGTGCCGGACGTGTCCGGGCTGACGTTCGTGTCCGGCGAGTTCATCCGCGCGGAGGCGGTCTACGACGGGCAGGAGACGCCCAACGTGGACCTGGAGTTGACGCGGTCGAGCGTCGGGCGCCTGCCGCCTGAGCCGGTGACCGTCAACGTGGCCGGCACGCCGCAGCCCGGCCGGCAGATCGACGCCATCACGCTCGAGGCCCCCATCCGGGGGATCGGCGCAGCGTCCGCCTTCGCGACCTACGACCTGATCCCGATCATGCGGTGTCTCAACACCGCGCTCGGGTTCAGCGATGCGGGCGCGGACACCGACACCGTCGTCGGCGGCACCGACGCGAACAACTTCGAGCCGACGACCGCCGCCAACATGGCCGCGGGTCGACTGTTCCAGTGGACCGAGAACGGGCGCGTCGAGTATTCGGCGGTGACCGAGATCAGCAGCGGCGGCGGCAACGACCTGACGTGCTCGCCCGCGCTGTCCGGCACGCCCGGCGCCGCGGACGTGATGCGGCTCTGCGCGATGCTCGGGCCGACGCTCGGGACGAACCTGTCGCTGGGCGCGTCGGTCGCGATCCGGTTCGACATGCTATCGCACCGGTTCATCGCGGTCGGCTGCCGCTGTCGGCGCGCCGCGTTCGAACTGCGCGACGGGCTCGTGTACGTGACCGTCGAGATGGTCCCCGGGCTCATCATCGACGACGACGGGTCCGCCTCGATGGTGGATCCGACCGTGGCGGACGGCACCGTCGCGACCTTCCTCGGCTCGTACTTCGTGTACAGCGACGCGATCGGGACCGCTACGGCGCCGTACGCGCTCGGCCGCAACACGCTGAACGTCGGGTCGTGGTCGCTGGAGATCGCCTTCACCTGGCAGCAGCAGGGCGGCTCCGCGAACCAGATCGGGCTGTCGGCGCTGGAGCTGGCCGACGTCGAGGCCACGCTGTCCATCGAGCGCGCCGAGCTCGACAGCACGCTGCGCACCGACTTCATCAACTCGCGCAAGCGCAACATCATGGTCGGCTGCGGCCGGCAGGGCGTCGGCAACGGATTCTGCATCTCGCTCGGCGCGGCGCACCTGGTCAACGACTCGCTCCCGCAGGAGGGCGAGAACGGCATTAACCAGCAGCGCGCGACGTGGCGGGCGGGTCAGTACAGCGGCGACACTGCCGGGACGTCGCAGACCGCCAACCTGGACCTGGCGATCGGGTTCGTCCGGTAGGGGCGAGCGGGCAGACACACACAGCGGGAGAGCGACATGGGGCTGACGAGGCACATCGCGAGACTGTCCACCGACGAGCGCATCACGATCGTGCTGTCGGTAGACCCGGACATCGCGGAGAACAACACCGAGGAGCAGATCGCCGGCTACTTCGACACGCTGCGGCTGTCGGACCTGACGGTGCCCGACACGGCGACGCGGGTGGTCATCCGGCCGCTGTCCATCGCCGAGCGTGACGCTGCGGAGGACCGGGCCGAGGAGCACAGCCGGGCGCGTCGGTCGCGTCGCGGCGAGCAGTTGGCGGCGGACATGTTCGAGGCGGCGCGCACGGCGCAGGCCGAGGCGGAGGACGACGAGAAGGCGGCGGCCGGGGTCGAGGCCATCGCCAAGTGGGAGCGGGCGCTGGACGACGACGACGCGCGGGCGCTCGAGGGGCACCTGCGCTGGTCGAACGCCCGAGTCGAGGAGCTGGCGCTGGCCGGCCTGGTGGACCCCACCGACGAGGTCGTGGACATCGTGAAGGGCGCGCCGGACGTCGCCCGAGAGATTGCGAGCGCCGTGGAGCGGGTGTCGACCCTCCCAAAAGCGCGCTTCTCGCTCTCCGGCTAGCGGTCCGGTACGCGGACGACGAGGGCGGCACACGGTGGCGCTGTAGTCAGTGCGCAGATCGCCGAGAGACCTGGGACCGTCGCGGACGCTGCGGCGGCTCGATGAGGGAGACGCGAGGAATGGAAATCTGGGCGCACCCGATGATGGACCACGCGACGTTCACCTCGTGTCCGGTCGCGGTCTTCGGCGGGAGTTCCATCACCACCCCGATGCGCGAAAGGTTGCGCGGCGGACCGTCCCCGGATCCGTGGCTGTCGCGGGCGTTCAGGGCGCTGCGTGTGGCGGCCAACGGGGGCGCCCTCGCGGATGTTCTCGGCCCGCTGTCCGCCGCCGGCACCGAGGCGGTTTGCGCCATCACCGCCGAGCGTGACGCGATGCAGGCGGAGCAGCTGGAGCGCGCACAGAAGAAGGGCGGCGGCTGATGGCGGTCACACGCGAGATCGTCCGGCTGATCGTCCAGGGCGGCAAGAAGGCCGAGAAGGATTTCAAGGGAGCGGCCGGCGCACTCGGGCTGATCGGCAAGACGGCCGGTGTCGTGACCGGCGTGCTCGGCGGCGCCACCGCTGCGATGGCGGCGTTCAACGCGGCGCTGGAGGTCGGCACCGCGGGCGCCAAGATCCGCGACCTCGAGCAGGCGGTGACGCGCCTCGGGACGACCGCTCAGGACGTTGACCGCCTCCGGTCTGCGGTCGCAGGCACGGTCACGGACGCGGACCTGCTCCGGTTCAACAACATGGCCCGAACGCTCGGGCTGACGCAGGAGCAGTTCCAGAAGGCGACCGAGGTCGCGAAGGCGGCGGCCGGGACGCTCGGGATCGACGTGCGCTTCGCGGTCGAGTCGGTCTCGACCGGCCTGGCGCGTCAGTCGAAGTTGTGGCTCGACAACCTCGGGATCGTCATCGACACCGAGAAGGCCTACAAGGATTACGCCGCCAGCATCGGGACGACCGCGTCCGCGCTGGACGACGCGCAGAAGAAGCAGGCGTTCTTCAACGCCTTCGTCGAGGCCGGCAACCGGCTCATCTCTCAGGCGCCGGCCGATCGTTACGCGGACCAGTTCGAGCGCGTGGCGGCCGAACTCGGCAACGTTTCGGATGCGGCGGCGAAGCTGGCGTCGGTGGCGCTCGGGCGCGCGATTGACGCGCTGGACGAGATGAGCGGCGCGGCACAGCGCGCGCGGGACGCGGCCGATCCGCTCGCCGCGCGGCTGCGTAAGGCAGGCGAGG